CTCAAAACGTAACACACGAACAAATGGAAATGATTGTTACTCGTATTGGTAAAGGATCTAAAATGATTATTTGTGGTGATGATGCTCAAGTAGATTTAAAACAAAAACGTGATTCTGGATTTAAATTTTTATATGCCGCAGCTAAAAAAATTAAAAATCTATCAGCAATTACTTTAAAACAAAACCATAGAGACCCAATTGTAGAAGATTTAATTAATCTGTATAATGATGCTTATGAAGCAGGAGTAACTTTAGGATCTTCTGGTACATCAGGAAATTCTAAAAAATAAGTTAGAACCATACTTTTTCAATATTTATACGAAAAAGGTATGGCAACTTTTACTTCCCAAATATACGAAATTTTAACACTAAACGGAGATAATGTAGGTTCTTCTGTTACTCAAACTATTACTGGTATTAATTATGTTGATAATAGAATTTTAAGTGTCCCTTCAGGATCAGTAACTACTCTTTTTAACATAGAAGGTAATCCTGGTGCTGGTACATTTGTAACGAGCAGTATACAATACGTAAGAGTAACTAATAATTCACCTACAGTTCCTGTTAAATTAATTGTATCTTCATCAACTGAAGCTATGAGTTATTTAATTGCTACTGGTAGTTCATATATGATGTCTACAAGTAAAATGACTGGAAGTATTAGTGGATTATCTTTTGATAACATTAAATCAGTAAAAGTTGAACCATCTGGTGCAGCAGCAAGTATAGAATATTATATAGCAACAACCTAATAAATTATGTCATCTACAGTAATTCCAATTTGGCCTGGTTCATCCTCATTTGCACAAGTATCATCTTCATATTATGTGACAGGTTCTTGGCCTCCTCCAACACCATTTGGATTTTATGATACTGATTCTCAGTTTCAGACAGATGCTAATAAAGTAGCTAACTTTTGTGCTTTACGTTTAGGCTATCCTATTGAAAACGTCGAATTACAAGATATTAATTTCTGGGCTGGATTTGAAGAAGCAGTAACAATTTATGGTAATGAATTATATGCTTTTCAAACAAGAGATAATTATTTGTCTTTAGAAGGAGCTTCAGATAGAATTGATGTAAATAATGCTGTATTTACTCCAACAATGGCTACTATTGTTAGATTATCTCAACAATATGGTGAAGAAGCAGGTGCTGGTGGTAATGTAACTTGGTTTAAAGGAAGACTTACTTTACAACCTGGAGTTCAAACTTATGATTTAGCAAAATGGGCTGAAGAAGAAGGTATTGTTGGTGGAATTGAAATTAAAAATGTTTGGTACCAACCACCACCAGCAATTAATCAGTTATATTCAACTGCTCTCATGACTGGTCAGGGTGGATTAGGAGGTGTTCCTCCTGCGGGTTTATACGGTTTTGGATATGGATATGCAAACTATCTTATGATGCCTACAAGTTTTACTATGCAAAACATTCAAGCAATTGAAATGCAAAACACAGTAACACTTTCAAATTATACATTTAATATTATAAATAATATAATTTCTGTATTTCCTGTACCTGGTACTGGATTTGCTGGTGGTGATTTTGATGGAGGTGAAGATTTATGGTATGGACATTATTTAGTATTTGATTTTATTAAAATCCAAGATAGATTAGATGCTGCTTTTGCAGATGGTACTAATAAAATAGTTAATACATCTAACGTTCCTTATGTAAATCCAATTTATTCTAATATTAATTCAGTAGGTAGAAGTTGGATTTTTGAATATACTTTAGCAAAAGCTAAAGAAGTATTAGGATATGTAAGAGGTAAATACGCTACAGTACCAATTCCAGGAGCTGAAGTAACATTAAATCAACAAGATTTATTATCTGCAGCTACTGCTGAAAAAGAAGCTTTAATTACAAGATTAAGAGAATATTTTGATCAAACATCTCGTCAAGCATTACTTGAAAGAAGACAAGCAGAATCAGTAGCTCGTGTTGCTGAAATTAATCAAGTTCCAATGACAATTTTTATAGGATAATATGGCACTATACGGACAAATGAGAGATATTTCTATGTTTAGATTCATTAACCGTGAATTAATGTGGAAAATTATTTCTCAACAAGTAGTTTTTTATAAATGTAATATTATTGAAACTAAAAGTAATATGTATGGAGAAGCATCTACCGGAAGGGTTTTTAATGAACCTATAAATTTATTTGCTTTAATAGAAGTTAATGATCAAACAGCTCCTATTCAAAATAATTTAGTAGGATTTGAATGGCCTGTTACTTTTAAATTTTTAAGGGATGATTTAGTTGATGCTAATTTAGTTCCTCAAATTGGAGATTTTATAATGTGGCAAGATGGATATTGGGAAATAGATAATCAAGTAGAAGCTCAATATTTTGTAGGTAAAGACCCAGATTATAATTATTTAGATGATAATGGAAATAACCCCTATGAAACAGATTTAGGTCAATTTGGATATAATGTATCTGTAATATGCGAAACTCATTATGTTCCAGCAGATCGTGTAAATATAATTAATCAAAGATTGTAATGGCTAACGTTAGAAAACCAACACCACCAACACAAAGGGAACTTAGTTTAAAACAACATGTCCCTACTTACCCTCAAGAGGGTAATCCTAATCTATCAGCCGATCCTAAAAATAGAGCATTACAAACATCTTTTACTGATGATACTACTAAACCTTTTAGTGTTGGTATTCAAGATATAGATGAAGCTGTTTTTTATTATTTTCAAAACGTAATTAAACCTTTTACTGTTCAAAACGGAGAAAGAATACCTGTTCCTGTATTGTATGGTGATCCTGAAAAATGGCAGAACTATCAAAAAATGGGATTTTTAAGAGATTTAAAGGGTTCATTAATGGCTCCTTTAATTATTTTTAAACGTAATTCTATAGAAAAAAACAGACAAATTGCTAATAAATTAGATGCTAATAACCCTAATAATTTTGGGGTTTTTACTAAAAAATATAGTCCTTCTAGTGCATACGATAATTTCCACGTATTAAACAATAGAATCCCAACTGAAACATATTATGCCGTGATAATGCCGGATTATTTAACTATAACGTATCAATTCGTTGTATTTACATATTATGTTGAGCAGTTGAACCGAATAGTAGAAGCAATTGAATATGCTTCTGATGCTTATTGGGGTAATCCTGAAAGATATCAATTTAAAGCTATGATTAACTCTTTTGGTTTCCAAACAGAACTAGCTGAAAAATCAGAAAGAATAGTACGTAGTACTTTTGACTTAAAATTAAACGGATACATTATTCCTAATGTAATACAAAAAGATATGAACGCAATTAAGAAATTTTCAAGCAAATCAAAAATTATTTTCTCAATAGAAGCAACAAACAACGACGGTATATTTACCGGTAATCAAGAAAGTGGTAGAATTGTAACAACAGATCCAAGAATAAAAGAAGCTCAAAACAAAACAACCTCAATCGGCTAAGGCCAATATTTATATTAGATAATGGCAAGAGTTAGATTCCTAGATCAGGTACCAATAGGTGTTTTCCAATCCCAAAACGATGGTGGAGGAGGTACAATTAATATATATCAAAATGGTGTATTAGTAAGCGCTAGTGTTCCCGCTATTAATATTAGTGGTTCCGCTGAATTATACCAATTCTTAGATACTGGTGTTACTATATACATTTCAGGTTCAGGAGCAGGTGTTGGATTTCCTTTTTCAGGATCAGCAGTTATTACTGGTTCGTTAGTAATTTCCGGTTCTGATCCTAATCCTTTTGTTGTATATAATCTTCCTTCAAATTTAACAGGATATTATGTAACTTATAATCCAATTAATGGATTATTAGGATATGCTTCAACAGGTAGTTTATCAGGTACTTCTGGTACTTCTGGTAATTCTGGCTCTTCAGGTACTTCTGGTACATCAGGTAATTCAGGTTCATCAGGAACATCAGGTTCAAGTGGTACATCAGGAACAAGTGGTTCAAGTGGTTCTTCTGGTACTAGTGGTAATTCAGGTTCATCTGGTACCTCTGGAATTTCAGGTTCATCAGGAACCTCCGGCTCATCTGGTACTAGTGGTATAGATGGTTCTTCAGGAACCTCAGGTTCTTCAGGTACAAGTGGCTCTTCAGGATCTTCAGGTACAAGTGGTAATTCTGGCTCTTCTGGAACAAGTGGTTTATCCGGTTCTTCAGGAACAAGTGGTTCTAGTGGTTCATCAGGAACAAGTGGTGATTCAGGTTCATCAGGAACTAGCGGCAGCTCAGGAACAAGCGGAAGTTCAGGCACAAGTGGCTCTTCAGGATCTTCAGGTACAAGTGGTAATTCAGGTTCAAGTGGAACTTCAGGTTCTTCAGGCACAAGTGGTAGTTCAGGCACAAGTGGAACTAGTGGTAACTCGGGTTCAAGTGGTACATCTGGTACTTCTGGTACAGACGGATCTTCAGGAACAAGTGGTTCTAGTGGTAGTTCTGGTACTTCAGGAAATAGTGGTACCTCAGGTTCATCAGGTACAAGTGGTAATAGTGGTACTTCAGGTTCAAGTGGTTCATCAGGAACTTCTGGAATCTCAGGTTCATCTGGTACTAGTGGTTTAAGTGGTAGTTCAGGTACAAGTGGCTCTAGTGGTTCTTCAGGAACTAGTGGAAGTAGTGGTACCTCAGGTATAAATGGTTCATCTGGAACTTCAGGTAATTCTGGTTCTTCAGGAACTAGTGGATCTTCAGGTTCCAGTGGAACAAGTGGCTCATCTGGTAGTTCAGGTACTTCTGGTACTTCAGGTTCATCAGGTACATCAGGTTCATCAGGATCTAGTGGTACTAGTGGTGATTCAGGTACTTCAGGTTCATCTGGTACAAGTGGTAGTTCAGGTTCAAATGGAACAAGTGGTTCATCAGGTACATCTGGTTCTTCAGGAACAAGCGGTTCTAGTGGTTCATCTGGTACTAGTGGTACTTCAGGTATAGATGGTTCATCAGGTACTTCAGGTTCATCAGGTACTAGCGGTAATTCAGGCACATCTGGTTCTTCAGGTTCATCAGGTTCATCAGGAACTAGCGGTAGTTCAGGTACTTCAGGTTCAAGCGGAACTAGTGGTTCCTCAGGTTCTTCAGGAACAAGCGGTTTAAGTGGTTCATCTGGAACTAGTGGTAACTCAGGTTCATCAGGAACAAGTGGTTCAAGTGGTTCTTCAGGAACTAGTGGTACTAGTGGTGATTCAGGTACTTCAGGTTCATCTGGTACTTCTGGAAGCAATGGTACTAGTGGTTCTTCAGGTTCAAGTGGAACTAGCGGTTCTTCAGGATCTTCAGGTACAAGTGGTTCATCTGGAACTAGTGGTTCTAGTGGTTCTTCTGGTACAAGTGGTTCAAGCGGTTCTTCAGGTACTTCAGGTTCATCAGGAACAAGTGGTTCTTCAGGTTCATCTGGTACAAGTGGAAACTCAGGTTCATCAGGTACTTCAGGTAGCTCAGGAACATCAGGTTCAAGTGGCAGTTCAGGTACAAGCGGCTCAAGTGGCAGCTCAGGTACTTCAGGTATATCCGGTGTGAATGGTACATCGGGCTCAAGTGGAACAAGCGGTTTAGATGGTTCATCTGGAACAAGCGGTTCTTCAGGTTCTTCAGGAATATCAGGTTCTTCAGGAACGTCTGGTTCAAGTGGCTCTTCAGGAACTAGCGGTAGTTCAGGTTCTTCAGGAACATCAGGTTCATCTGGTACAAGTGGAAGCTCAGGTTCATCAGGTACTTCTGGAAGCAGTGGTACTAGTGGTTCCTCAGGTTCTTCAGGCACATCAGGAAGCTCAGGTAGCTCAGGTAGCTCAGGTACTTCAGGAACATCAGGTATAAGTGGTGTTAATGGAACATCAGGTTCTTCAGGCACATCAGGTGAAAGTGGTTCATCTGGAACTAGCGGTTCTAGTGGTTCTTCTGGTACAAGTGGTTCTAGTGGTTCTTCTGGTACTTCAGGTTTAAATGGTTCATCAGGAACAAGCGGTAATTCAGGTTCTTCGGGTACTTCTGGCTCAAGTGGTTCTTCAGGAACATCAGGTTCATCTGGTACTTCTGGTTCATCTGGTTCAAGTGGCACTTCAGGTTCTTCAGGTTCTAGTGGAACAAGTGGAATTTCTGGTGTGAATGGAACAAGTGGTTCTTCAGGAACATCAGGCTCTTCAGGTTCATCAGGTACAAGTGGAAACTCAGGATCATCAGGAACTTCAGGTTCAAGCGGAACCTCAGGTAATTCTGGTTCATCTGGTACTTCTGGCTCAAGTGGTAGTTCAGGAACATCAGGTTCATCTGGTTCAAGTGGCACTTCAGGTTCAAGCGGAACTTCTGGCTCAAGTGGTTCTAGTGGTACTTCAGGTATAGATGGTTCATCAGGTACTTCAGGTTCATCAGGATCTTCAGGTACTTCAGGTATATCAGGCGTAAACGGAACTAGTGGTTCTAGTGGTACGTCTGGCTTAAGTGGTTCTTCAGGAACATCAGGTTCTTCAGGCACAAGTGGAAATTCAGGTTCATCTGGAACTAGTGGTAGTTCAGGTAGTTCAGGTAGCTCTGGAACTAGTGGTTCATCAGGCACATCTGGTTCTTCAGGAACATCAGGTTCTAGTGGTTCATCAGGAACAAGTGGTTCTTCTGGTTCATCTGGTACATCTGGTTCTTCTGGAACTAGTGGTAGTTCAGGTACTTCAGGTTCATCAGGTTCTAGTGGAACTAGTGGTTCATCTGGATCTTCTGGTACATCTGGTTCAAGTGGAACAAGCGGTTCTTCTGGTTCATCAGGAACTAGCGGTTCTTCAGGTTCAAGTGGAACAAGCGGTTCTTCAGGAACTAGCGGTTCATCAGGTAGTTCAGGTACATCGGGCTCAAGTGGTTCAAGTGGTACTTCAGGTTCAAGTGGAACAAGTGGTTCAAGTGGTTCTTCTGGAACTAGTGGTTCCTCAGGTTCTAGTGGAACAAGTGGTTCAAGCGGAACTTCAGGATCTAGTGGTTCAAGTGGAACAAGCGGATCTTCAGGTTCATCCGGTACATCAGGTATAAGCGGTGTTAATGGAACTTCAGGTTCATCAGGAACAAGTGGTTCATCTGGTTCTTCAGGAACTAGTGGTTCTAGTGGTTCTTCAGGAACATCAGGTTCATCAGGCACCTCAGGTAATTCAGGTTCATCTGGTACTTCTGGTAGCTCAGGTTCAAGTGGAACAAGCGGTTCATCAGGTACTTCTGGTGTTTCAGGTTCTAGTGGAACAAGCGGAAGTTCAGGTTCATCTGGTACTTCAGGTAGCTCAGGTACTAGTGGTTCAAGTGGTTCTTCAGGAACATCTGGTTCATCTGGTTCATCTGGAACTAGTGGTTCATCTGGTACATCAGGTTTATCAGGTTCTAGTGGAACTAGCGGTTCAAGCGGAAGTTCAGGTACTTCTGGTTCAAGCGGAACAAGTGGTTCAAGCGGTTCATCTGGTACTTCAGGATCTTCTGGTTCATCAGGTACTTCTGGTTCAAGCGGAACAAGTGGTTCTAGTGGTTCATCTGGTACTTCAGGATCTTCTGGTTCTTCAGGAACTAGCGGTTCAAGTGGTACTTCAGGTTCAAGTGGTTCATCAGGTACTTCAGGCAGCTCTGGTAGCTCAGGTACTTCAGGTATATCAGGTGTAAATGGAACTTCAGGTTCTAGTGGTACATCTGGCTCAAGTGGTTCAAGTGGTACATCAGGTGTATCTGGAAGTTCAGGCACATCTGGTTCTTCTGGAACTAGTGGTTCATCTGGAACTAGTGGTTCATCTGGTAGTTCAGGAACATCCGGTTCATCTGGTTCATCAGGAACAAGCGGTTCTAGTGGAACTTCAGGATCTAGTGGTTCTTCAGGAACTTCCGGTTTATCAGGTTCTTCAGGTTCATCTGGTACCTCAGGTAGCTCAGGTTCATCAGGTACCTCTGGTTCAAGTGGAACTAGTGGATCTAGTGGTACTTCAGGTTCATCAGGATCTAGTGGAACAAGTGGTAGTTCAGGTTCATCTGGTACTTCAGGTTCATCAGGCACTAGCGGATCTTCTGGTACAAGCGGAAGTTCAGGTTCATCTGGTACTTCAGGATCTTCTGGTTCATCAGGTACTTCTGGTTCATCAGGAACAAGCGGAAGTTCAGGTTCTTCAGGAACTAGTGGTTCAAGTGGTTCATCTGGTACTTCTGGTTCATCAGGAACTAGTGGTTCTTCAGGTTCATCTGGTACTTCAGGATCATCAGGTTCAAGTGGTACTAGTGGTATAAGCGGTGTTAATGGTACATCGGGTTCATCAGGAACTAGCGGTTCTTCAGGTTCATCTGGAACTAGTGGTTCATCAGGTTCAAGCGGATCTTCTGGAACATCTGGTTTAAGTGGTTCATCAGGAACTTCAGGTTCAAGCGGAACTTCAGGTTCATCAGGTTCATCAGGTACATCAGGATCTTCAGGAAGTAGTGGTACATCAGGTTCATCCGGTACTTCTGGTTCAAGTGGTTCAAGTGGAACTAGTGGTTCATCAGGAACATCAGGTTCATCAGGAACTTCAGGTTCATCAGGAACATCTGGTAGTTCTGGTAGTTCTGGTACTTCTGGCTCTTCGGGAAGTAGTGGTACTTCTGGTTCATCAGGAACTAGTGGTTCTTCAGGATCTTCAGGAACTTCAGGTTCAAGTGGTTCTAGTGGAACATCAGGTTCATCTGGTACTTCTGGAAGTAGTGGAACATCAGGTTCATCAGGTTCTTCTGGTACATCCGGTTCAAGTGGTTCATCAGGAACATCAGGTAATTCAGGTAGCTCTGGAACTAGTGGTTCATCAGGTACCTCTGGTTCATCAGGTAGTTCAGGTACATCAGGATCTTCAGGATCTTCAGGTACATCAGGTATAAGCGGAGTTAATGGAACTAGCGGTTCAAGCGGAACTTCTGGTTCATCAGGTTCAAGTGGTTCTTCAGGTTCATCTGGATCTAGCGGAACTAGTGGTTCAAGTGGTTCATCAGGAACTAGTGGTAGTAGTGGAACATCAGGCAGCTCAGGAACAAGCGGTTCATCAGGAACTAGTGGTTCATCTGGTTCTTCAGGAACATCTGGATCAAGTGGTTCAAGTGGAACATCAGGCAGCTCAGGCTCGTCAGGAACTAGTGGTTCAAGCGGTTCTTCTGGTACTAGTGGTTCATCTGGTTCATCAGGAACAAGTGGTTCAAGTGGTACATCAGGCAGCTCAGGTACATCTGGTTCAAGCGGTTCATCTGGAACATCAGGTTCAAGTGGTTCATCAGGCACCAGCGGAAGCTCAGGTACATCTGGATCATCTGGAACTTCAGGAAGTAGTGGATCTAGTGGAACTAGTGGTTCATCAGGCAGTTCTGGAACCTCAGGTTCTTCAGGAACTTCAGGATCTAGTGGAACTTCTGGTTCAAGTGGTACATCTGGATTAAGTGGTTCTTCAGGTACATCAGGTAGTAGTGGTTCATCAGGTACAAGCGGCTCAAGCGGCAGCTCAGGTACATCAGGTATAAGCGGTGTTAATGGTACATCAGGTTCTTCTGGAACAAGCGGTAGCTCAGGTTCAAATGGAACAAGTGGTTCATCAGGTTCAAGTGGTACATCAGGTTCATCAGGAACAAGTGGTTCTTCAGGAACATCAGGCTCATCTGGTTCTTCAGGAACATCAGGAAGCAGTGGAACATCAGGTAGTAGTGGTTCTTCAGGAACATCAGGTTCAAGTGGTTCATCTGGAACAAGCGGTTCTTCAGGTTCATCTGGAACATCAGGTTCAAGTGGAACAAGTGGTTCATCAGGAACTAGCGGTTCATCAGGATCTTCAGGTACATCAGGTAGTTCAGGATCATCAGGAACAAGCGGTAGCTCAGGAACATCAGGTTTAAGCGGTTCTTCAGGTACATCAGGAAGTTCAGGTTCATCAGGAACTTCAGGTTCAAGCGGATCTAGCGGAACAAGTGGTATTTCTGGAGTAAATGGAACATCAGGTTCATCAGGAACAAGTGGAAGTTCTGGTTCTTCTGGAACTAGTGGTTCATCTGGTACTTCAGGCTCTTCAGGTTCATCTGGAACATCAGGTTCAAGCGGTAGTTCAGGAACATCTGGTTCATCTGGAACAAGTGGATCTAGTGGAACATCAGGTAGTTCAGGAACTAGTGGTACATCAGGTTCAAGCGGATCTAGTGGTACATCAGGTTCAAGTGGTTCATCAGGAACAAGTGGCTCATCTGGTACTTCAGGTTCAAGCGGTACTTCAGGTTCTAGTGGAACATCAGGTAGTTCTGGTTCTTCAGGAACTTCAGGTTCAAGCGGTAGTTCAGGAACATCAGGTAGTTCAGGTACATCAGGTTCATCTGGATCTAGTGGAACAAGTGGTTCATCAGGTTCTTCAGGAACTAGTGGATCTAGTGGTTCTTCAGGAACATCAGGTATAAGCGGTGTTAATGGAACTTCAGGATCTAGTGGTACTTCAGGTTCATCAGGTTCATCAGGTTCTAGTGGAACCTCAGGTTCATCAGGTTCATCTGGAACTAGTGGTTCATCTGGTTCTTCAGGTACTAGTGGTTCTTCAGGAACAAGTGGTTCATCAGGAACTTCAGGTTCTTCAGGTTCAAGTGGTACTTCAGGTTCATCTGGCTCAAGTGGTTCATCAGGAACTAGTGGTAGCTCAGGTAGTTCAGGAACATCAGGTTCATCTGGAACCTCTGGTTCATCAGGATCTAGTGGTACAAGCGGAAGTTCAGGTTCATCTGGTACTTCAGGTTCATCAGGAACATCAGGTAGTTCAGGAAGTTCAGGTACTTCAGGTTTTAGTGGCTCTTCAGGTACATCTGGTTCATCTGGTACTTCTGGTTCAAGTGGTTCATCAGGAACTTCTGGTTCAAGTGGTTCATCAGGAACTAGTGGATCTAGTGGTACTTCTGGTTCATCAGGTTCAAGCGGAACTTCAGGTAGTTCTGGCTCTTCAGGTACATCAGGTTCTTCAGGCACATCAGGTTCATCAGGTTCTTCTGGAACTAGTGGATCTAGTGGTTCTTCAGGAACATCAGGTATAAGCGGTGTTAATGGAACCTCAGGTTCTTCAGGCACATCGGGTTCAAGTGGTTCTTCAGGTACAAGTGGTAGCTCAGGAACAAGTGGATTATCAGGTTCATCTGGTACTTCTGGCTCATCAGGTAGTTCTGGAACCTCTGGTTCAAGTGGAACTAGTGGTTCTTCAGGTACTTCTGGTTCATCAGGTTCAAGCGGAACTTCAGGTTCTTCTGGTTCAAGCGGAACCTCAGGTTCATCTGGTACTAGTGGTTCAAGCGGAACTAGCGGTAGCTCAGGTTCAAGCGGAACTAGCGGTAGCTCAGGTTCATCTGGAACTAGTGGTTCATCTGGTACTTCAGGTTCTAGTGGCTCTTCAGGTACATCTGGTTCATCTGGTAGCTCAGGTACCTCAGGTTCAAGCGGAACTTCAGGTTCAAGCGGTAGTTCAGGTACTAGTGGTTCAAGTGGCAGCTCAGGTACTTCAGGTATAAGTGGTGTTAATGGCACATCTGGCTCAAGCGGTTCATCAGGAACTAGCGGTAGTTCAGGTTCTTCAGGAACATCAGGTTCAAGTGGAACATCAGGTTCAAGCGGAAGCTCAGGCACAAGTGGAAGTTCAGGTTCATCTGGTACTAGTGGTTCTTCTGGAACTAGTGGTTCAAGCGGTACATCTGGTTCTTCTGGTACTTCTGGTTCATCAGGTAGTTCAGGTACTTCTGGTTCATCTGGTAGTTCTGGTACATCAGGTTCATCAGGAACTAGCGGATCTTCTGGTACTTCAGGATCAAGTGGTTCAAGCGGAACTAGTGGTAGTTCAGGTTCATCAGGAACTTCAGGTTCATCTGGAACATCAGGTTCTTCAGGTTCATCAGGAACTTCAGGTTCATCTGGTAGTTCAGGAACAAGTGGTTCTTCTGGTACTAGTGGTTCTAGTGGTACCTCAGGTTCATCTGGTACTAGTGGTAGTTCAGGCTCTTCAGGAACAAGCGGAAGCTCAGGTTCATCAGGAACATCTGGTAGTAGTGGTACATCAGGTTCAAGTGGAACTTCAGGTAGTTCAGGATCATCTGGTACTAGTGGTAGTTCAGGCTCTTCAGGTACATCTGGTATTTCAGGTGTAAATGGTACATCTGGTAGTTCCGGTACTTCAGGTTCAAGTGGTTCATCAGGAACAAGTGGTTCATCTGGTTCATCTGGTACTAGTGGTTCTTCAGGTTCATCAGGAACAAGTGGTTCATCTGGTACTTCAGGTTCATCTGGTACTAGCGGTTCAAGTGGAACTAGTGGTTCTTCAGGTTCTTCAGGAACATCGGGTTCAAGTGGCTCTTCAGGTTCATCAGGTACTAGTGGTTCAAGCGGAACTAGCGGCAGCTCAGGTAGTTCAGGTACAAGCGGTAGTTCAGGTTCTTCTGGTACTAGTGGTTCATCAGGAACATCTGGTAGCTCAGGAACTTCAGGTTCATCAGGTTCATCTGGTACCTCAGGTAGCTCAGGTTCATCAGGAACATCTGGCAGCTCAGGTACTAGTGGCTCTTCAGGTTCATCAGGTACTTCTGGTTCATCTGGATCAAGTGGCACATCAGGTATAAGCGGAGTAAATGGTACTTCTGGTTCTTCAGGAACTAGTGGAAGCTCAGGTTCTTCAGGAACTAGTGGTTCATCTGGTTCATCAGGAACATCTGGTAACTCAGGAACTTCAGGTTCATCTGGAACATCAGGTTCATCAGGTTCAAGCGGTACCTCTGGTTCATCAGGTTCTTCTGGTACTAGTGGTTCGTCAGGAACAAGTGGTTCTAGTGGCAGCTCAGGTACAAGCGGTAGTTCAGGTTCTTCTGGTTCTTCAGGCACATCTGGTTCATCAGGTTCAAGTGGTACCTCTGGTTCATCAGGAACATCTGGTAGTTCAGGTACTTCGGGTTCAAGCGGAACAAGCGGAAGCTCAGGTTCATCAGGAACATCAGGTTCAAGTGGTTCATCAGGTACAAGTGGTTCAAGCGGTTCTTCAGGTACTTCAGGTTCATCAGGTTCATCAGGTACTTCTGGTTCATCTGGAACATCAGGAAGTTCTGGTTCATCAGGTACTTCTGGTTCATCTGGATCAAGTGGTACTAGTGGAAGTTCAGGTACTAGCGGTTCATCAGGTACTAGTGGTTCATCAGGTTCATCAGGTACTAGCGGTTCAAGTGGCAGCTCAGGTACTTCAGGTATAAGTGGTGTTAACGGAACCTCAGGTTCTTCAGGCACATCAGGTTCATCTGGTTCAAGTGGTTCTTCAGGAACATCAGGTAGTTCAGGTTCAAGTGGAACAAGTGGTTCATCAGGTACAAGCGGTTCTTCTGGAACAAGTGGTTCTTCAGGTTCAAGCGGAACTTCAGGTTCTAGTGGTTCATCAGGTACTTCTGGTTCAAGTGGAACATCTGGTTCATCTGGTAGTTCAGGAACATCTGGTTCTAGTGGAAGTTCTGGTTCATCAGGAACAAGCGGAAGCTCAGGTTCTTCAGGTACTTCTGGTTCATCTGGAACTAGTGGTTCTAGTGGTTCTTCAGGAACATCTGGATCAAGTGGTTCTTCAGGAACATCTGGTTCAAGTGGAACTTCAGGTTCAAGCGGAACTAGTGGTTCAAGTGGTAGTTCAGGCACTTCAGGTTCATCTGGTTCATCAGGAACTAGTGGTATATCAGGTGTAAATGGTACATCTGGATCAAGCGGAACTTCAGGTTCATCTGGCTCATCTGGTACTTCAGGTAGTTCAGGTTCTTCAGGAACAAGCGGTTCAAGTGGAACTTCAGGTTCAAGTGGAACTTCAGGTTCAAGTGGTTCTTCAGGAACTAGCGGTTCATCCGGTTCAAGCGGAACAAGCGGTTCATCTGGTACCTCAGGATCTTCAGGTTCATCAGGTACTAGTGGTTCTTCAGGTTCAAGTGGAACTAGCGGTTCATCAGGAACTAGTGGTAGTTCCGGAACTAGCGGATCTTCAGGTTCATCAGGAACATCAGGTTCTTCAGGTTCATCAGGAACATCAGGTTCAAGTGGAACAAGTGGATTTAGTGGAGCTTCAGGTACTAGTGGTACTTCAGGTTCATCAGGTTCATCTGGTACTTCAGGTTCAAGCGGTAGCTCTGGTACATCTGGTTCATCAGGAACATCAGGCAGCTCTGGTTCAAGTGGAACTTCAGGTTCATCTGGATCTTCAGGCACTAGCGGTTCTTCAGGAACAAGTGGTTCATCAGGTACTTCTGGTTCAAGTGGTACTTCAGGTTCAAGCGGATCTTCAGGTTCATCAGGTACTTCAGGTATAAGTGGTGTTAATGGAACCTCAGGTTCATCAGGAACTAGTGGTAGTTCAGGTTCATCTGGTACTTCAGGTAGTTCAGGTTCTTCAGGAACTTCAGGTTCATCAGGAACAAGTGGTTCTTCAGGAACAAGTGGTTCCTCAGGTTCTTCAGGTACATCTGGTTCTTCAGGTACATCTGGTTCTTCAGGTACATCTGGAACTAGTGGTTCTTCTGGTACATCAGGTTCAAGTGGTTCATCTGGTACTTCTGGTTCTTCAGGAAGCAGCGGTACATCAGGTACTTCTGGTTCAAGTGGAACATCAGGTTCATCTGGTACTAGCGGTAGTTCAGGTAGTTCAGGAACTTCAGGTTCATCTGGTAGTTCTGGTACATCTGGTTCTTCAGGAACTAGTGGTAGTTCGGGTTCTTCAGGAACATCAGGTAGCTCAGGTTCAAGCGGTACTAGTGGAACTTCAGGTTCATCAGGAACTAGCGGTTCTTCAGGAACTAGCGGTTCTTCAGGTTCAAGTGGAACAAGCGGTTCTTCAGGTTCAAGTGGTACTAGTGGTTCAAGCGGAACTTCAGGTTCATCAGGTACAAGCGGAACAAGTGGTTCAAGTGGTACTTCTGGTTCATCTGGAAGTTCAGGAACAAGTGGTTCATCTGGCTCAAGTGGAACTTCAGGTTCATCAGGAACATCAGGTTCTTCAGGAACTTCAGGTAGTTCAGGAACATCAGGTTCTTCAGGTAGTTCAGGAACATCAGGTTCATCAGGAACATCTGGTTCAAGCGGAACAAGTGGTATTTCAGGTGTAAATGGTACTTCAGGTTCAAGCGGTACTTCAGGTTCAAGTGGTTCAAGTGGAACAAGTGGTTCATCTGGCTCAAGTGGAACTTCAGGTTCATCAGGAACATCAGGTTCATCTGGTACATCAGGTGTAGCAGGTGCTCCAGGTTCAAGCGGAACATCAGGTTCAAGCGGATCTTCAGGTACTTCAGGTTCAAGTGGTACTTCAGGAACTTCAGGTTCTTCTGGTACTAGTGGTTCTTCAGGTTCATCAGGAACATCTGGTTCAAGTGGATCTTCAGGAACTAGTGGTAGTTCTGGTACTTCAGGTGCTAGTGGAGCTTCAGGTACTTCAGGAACATCTGGTTCAAGCGGAACTAGCGGTTCTTCAGGTTCAAGTGGAACCTCAGGTTCATCAGGTTCATCAGGTACAAGCGGAACAAGTGGTAGTTCAGGAACATCTGGTTCAAGCGGAACAAGTGGTAGTTCAGGTTCTTCAGGAACTTCAGGTTCATCAGGTACTTCTGGTGTATCCGGTGCTCCAGGTTCTTCAGGAACATCAGGTTCAAGCGGTACTTCAGGTTCATCAGGAACTAGTGGCTCTTCAGGTTCAAGCGGAACTAGTGGTTCTTCAGGAACATCAGGTTCAAGTGGTTCATCTGGAACATCAGGTTCAAGTGGTACTAGTGGTTCAAGCGGAACTTCAGGTATAAGTGGTGTTAACGGTACTTCAGGAAGTTCAGGAACAAGCGGTTCATCTGGTAGTTCTGGTACTTCTGGTAGTTCAGGAACTTCAGGTTCATCAGGTACTTCTGGTGCAGCAGGTGCTCCAGGTTCTTCAGGAACTAGTGGATCAAGTGGTTCATCTGGAACATCAGGTTCATCAGGAACTAGTGGATCAAGTGGTACATCAGGTGCTGCCGGTGCTCCAGGTTCATCAGGAACTAGTGGTAGTTCAGGTTCATCAGGTACTTCAGGTTCAAGTGGTACATCTGGTTCATCAGGTACTTCAGGTGCTGCTGGTGCTCCAGGTTCATCTGGTACATCTGGTTCATCTGGTACATCAGGTTCAAGCGGAAGTTCTGGTACATCTGGTTCAAGCGGAACAAGTGGTTCATCTGGTACTTCAGGTGCTGCTGGTGCTCCAGGTTCATCAGGAACTTCAGGTATATCAGGTGTAAATGGTACTTCAGGTTCATCAGGAACTTCAGGTGCCGCAGGTGCTAATGGTTCATCTGGAACTAGCGGCGCAGCCGGTGCTCCAGGTTCATCAGGAACTTCAGGTTCAAGTGGTACTTCTGGTGCTGCTGGTGCTCCAGGTTCAAGCGGAACAAGCGGTAGTTCAGGTTCATCTGGTACTTCAGGAGCAGCTGGTGCTAATGGTTCATCTGGAACTAGTGGTTCATCAGGTACTTCAGGTACAGCTACTATTAATAATAATACAAACAATTACGTATTAACAGCTACAGGTAATGCTGGTACAATCAACGGTGAAGCTAATTTACAATTTGATGGTACAACATTATATGTAAATGGTGCCTTAGGTGTAGGTACAAATACACCAACAACTACTGGTTTAATCAGAGCAACTAATGACGTAATAGCATTCTATTCTTCAGACGAAAGATTAAAAGCTAATAAAGTATTAATTGAAGGAGCTTTATATAAAGTAAACCAATTAGGTGGATATGAGTTTGATTGGATACCAATGGTTGGAATTCATGAAAATGAAGGACATGATATAGGCGTCATAGCTCAACAAGTTGAACAGATATTCCCAGAATTAGTAACAACTCGTGATAATGGATATAAGGCGGTTAAATACGAGAAATTGACAGCTATATTAATCGAGGCCGTTAAAGAATTAACAACAAAAGTAGAAGATTTACAAAACCAAATAAATTATCTTAAAAATAAATAATGGCTGTTCCAAGTACAAATATAGGATTAAGTAATATATATTGGGAAGCTCAGTTTGGAGGGGGTAGTGGTAATCCTGGTTACTCTATTCCCTTTGAAACTGTAGCTGGAGATAGTTATTTTGAAGGTCCTAATGGAAATTCTACTAATTCTTATAATGGATGGGGTCAAAACGGAAATACAAGTGGTGCTAATAGAATATATAATTTGAATGCTATTTCTTCTAATTATTCATTTAATAACTTTGCTAGTAAAGTTTATTTTTATGATCAGAGTAGTTATGCATGTATATTAAATGTTAATAATAACTTAGGACCAAGTACATTTTTTCCTCCTCCTCCAATTGATAATACTGTTCAAGATGTTAACTTAACACTAAGAGATAGTTCTAACACATATTCTTATATTGTTGCAGGTACGGGAGCTGTTATATCTGCAGGTGATGGAGGTTCTCCCGTTTCTATAGATGCTAGTTCTCCATCATCCCCTTTAATTCGTACAGCATATTGGACAATTACTATAGGAGCAAACCTAAACTTCCCAGGCGCTACTGCAGATTTAACAGTTAATGGTACTTCTATATTTACGGGTCAAGCAGTAAATGCTGGTCCTGCTTCAACTTCATTTGATTTTAATACTTGGGGTTCAGTAGTAATGGCTGCTAGTTATGGAGGAACTGTAGCTGGCTTTTATTTTGATTTAACTATTTATTGATAAATGATTGATTGGAAATTAACATATAATTTTTTAGGTTATCAAGCAAGTGATACTTTAGAACAAGAAATATATAATAAAGCTAAAGAAGTTAGAGTTGCTTATAAAATAGGTAATCCTACTAGTCCTACTGCTCCTATTCCTTATAATAAAAAAATGTATTATTATCCTTTATCTTTTTTACAACAATATTTTCAAGATAGAGTAGGAAATCCACAATAAACTTGGATATTTAAAAAAAGGTTATTATATTCGATTTAATCTATATGATAAATATAATTTACGATCGAAATCAAAATAAAACTAAAGTTGAAGTAAGTAAACTTGATGTTGTTAAAGAACATTTACCTTTAAAAGTACAATTTAAAAACATTATTACTAATGAAATTCATTATGAAGCCGAATTAAATGATTATTATTGGGCTGAATGGTGTGGTTCTGAATTAATTACTGATGTTTTATTTTATTCATCAAAGGGAACTTTATTGTACGAATATAAATGGGATGTAACAATTCATGGTGATGAAATTGAAAAAATGTTATGGTTTTACCTTAAATCTAGAAAAATTCAAGGATTAAAATCTAATGGATTAGTAATTGGTTCACATGATGGAAGAAACGGACATTGGATTTATCCGGTAAAACATAATTTAACAGATGCTACTTTAGTAGACGGTAGTGATAAACAATTTATTGATTTAATTGAAAATTACAAAAACAATTATAATGTAGGAACATTAAATACTATTGTAACTACAGATGGTTCTGATGTTGAATGGTATCAAGGAGGAGAAGGTTATACAGATACTATTGTCCCCTCAGTTATAAGTAGTTGGTTAGACTCTTCAGAAATTGTAAAAAGTTATAGAAAAAGTATATCAATTAATGATTTAATGAAAGATAAAAATTATGATTGGTTACATTTAGATGTTGAAGGTATTGATGGTGATTTAATTTTAGCACTAGAACATAAACCTAATGTTATTATTTATGAAAGTATGAATTTAGATCAGATTATGAATGCTAAACTTAATTTATGGTTTATAGAAAATTTTTACGAAACAATAGAATGTAACGGAAATACTATTGCTATAAAAAATTAACATATTTATATCAAACATTAGTTATGAAATCAATAATTGTTATAGGAGCATATTGTCCAGATACTGAAAGAAAACAACTTTTAGAAAATTGTGTTAATTCTTTACAACCAATTCGAAAAGATTTTGATATTTTAATTTCAAGTCATGTTCATGTTCCTGAATATATTATAGATAAAGTTGATTATTATTTTTATGATAAGGATAATGAACTTATAACTGATTGGGATTTAATGAATACTCCTTGGTTTTCACCTTATGAAAATTTAAATATAGTTTCTTCTTTAATTTCTAACTATAGTGTTTATTTAGCTGCCTATAAAACAACAATTAATGGATTAGGTTGTGCTAAAAATTTAGGATATAAAACCGCTCATTGGATAGATTATGATTCTTTTTTTGTTGATTACAGTGATTTTTATGAAAATGATAAATTGTTAAATGAATATGTTAATGTTCAATATATAAAACCTAATAGACTTTTTGAATCTAATTTACAATGGGGACAAGGAGTTTTTCAAGGTTATAATTTAGATAAAATTAATAATTTATTTATTAAATATAATAGAGAAGAATTATTAAAAATATTAAAAGAAAGTTCACATAAAACTAATGAAGCTATAAATAATATAATATATGAATTAGATGGTGAAAAAATTTATTATAAAAATTTTGATGAAATTCAAGAAAAAGGAAATATATTTAATTTATCTGGTTTCACACAAATGCATGATTTAGATGATTGGACTGTTCCTTTTTATGATACTAAAACAGGTAAAATAAATTTTATTGCTTGGAATTCTAAAAAAGATGATCCTATTAATGTTAGTTTTATAATAAATCAAAACAGATTAGTTACAATAAATAATGTAAATAAATTTGAATGGAAAATGGCTGATGGGGATGATATAAATAATATTAATGAAATATTAACTATAGTAAATAATAAATTAAAACAACACATTAACATTTCAACTCCAGAATTAAAAGAAAAATTTAAACGTAATAACCAAACTCAATATAAATGATAATATTTAAAGAATTTATAGAAAATCAAAAAGGAATTCAATTTAGTTCTTTAGAACCTCAAAATATTATTATTAAAATAATAGATGGATATACAGGACTTTGTTCTTATCAAGAAAAAATGTATGTTGAACCTAATATTATTTATTACTTTTTTCATCCTGTAGAAGTATACCACAGAAGATTTGAAATATGGGATAATACGTTAAAAACAATGTATTTAAAAATAGATTCTGTTTTAGGTGAATCGGTAAATATAAAAAGTCTAGATAAATACAATGTGTTAAAAGATTATAAATACAATAATCCTCAAGATAAAGATCCTGCTCTTTCACTATATGAAATATTTGTTACAAAAATATATGATAAGTTTTTTGAAGTAAATGAAGGAGATGTTGTAGTAGATATTGGAGGAAATTTAGGCCTGTTTTCATATTACTCAATATGTAAAGGAGCTAAACATGTTTATTGTTTTGAACCTTCACCTCAATGTTATAATTGTATAATTGAAAATTTTAATATTTCTAATTTAACAGTTGAAGAAGCAGCAGTAGGAGCTAAAGATGGTGAAGTAACCTTTAACATTGATCCTGAAAGTTCAATTAATTCTTCTATGTTTAATAGTAATAAAAACAGTCAAACTATTACTTGTAAGTCTATTAATATTAACAACTATATAAAAATAAATAATATAAATAAAATTGATTATCTTAAAATAGATTGTGAGGGTGCCGAATATGAAATTATTGAAAGTTTAAATGAACAATATTTAACTAATAATATTGATAAAATATGTTTAGAATATCACTTCAATAAAGATGGTAAAATAAATACTATTTTAGATAAATTAAAAAAATGTAATTTTGTAGTTAATTTTGAATACGGAGATTATCAAATTAACGATGAATTAGGAATAATATATGCTTATAAACAGAACAAAATATGAACAATAAACCATTTAATTTAGAAGAATTTTTTGCCCCATACAAAGAATTTTTAGAAAAATCAGGCCCTGCTAGACTAAACTATTACAAGTATGTAATTGAAAAATTAGTTAATTTGAATCGTCCTATTACTGTAGTTGAAACTGGAACTATGTGGTCTAGTTTAGAAGGAAATATGGGAGCTTTTACTTATGTTTTTGGAGATTTAATTAAAAATCACACAGGTGGAAAACTTATTACTATAGATATCTCAGAAAAAAATATAAATAGCTGTAAAGAATCTACTAAAGAATTTTCTGATGCTATTGAATATGTAATTTCAGACTCTGTTACTTATCTTAAATCATTAAGTGATGAAGAAGTTCAAAAAATAGATTTTATTTATTTTGATTCTTATGATCTTTCAGTACCAGATCCAATTCCAAGTCAATTACATCATTATAGAGAATTAGATGCTGTTTATAATCGTTTAAGTCAAAATGTATACTTAGCTGTTGATGATAACTTTTTACCAGGAGGATGGATTGAATGGTGGACTATAGATAATAATGGAGATGTTATAGATAAAACAAGATATGATGTAGGACCACACCGTGTTTTAGGTAAAGGTACATTAATTGATTGTTTTTTACTTTGTAGTGGTTGGAAACGCAATGATGAGTTATTAAATTTAGGACATCATCATAGTTATATTTTAGGTTATGAAAGAATTTAATGAAATAGAATCTATTTTAAAAGAATTTTATCAGAACCATACTACTTACAAAATTACAACTAATATTTTAACACCACCCCCCTCAGTATATAATAATGCTGAGGGATTAGGTGATGCTATTATATTAACTTCACTTTTTCCTTATTTAAAAGTAAATAATACATTGTTAAATGAAATAAGTGAAAAATACATTAATAAAGAAAATTTAACTAATGATATTGATTTTTGTATAACAGAAATTGCTCAAAATGATTGGGGTGGAGGTCATGCTATTCAAAGATTTCAAAAATCATTAGGATTACCAATAGAAATTAAACCAAAAGGAAAAATTAATTATAATCCTGCTTTAAAAATTAAAAATAAAGTTTTTATAAATTTACAAAACAATACAGATTGGAAACGTGTTATACCTAATAGTTTAGATACAGAACAAATACAAATAATACAAGATTTTTTTCTTTCTAATACAAATTTTATTCCGTATTACTATAATAATGATTTAACAATAAATGAAATAATAGAGGTGATGGAAACTTGTGAATATTTTTTAGGTATAGATAGTGGCCCTATGCATATAGCAGCTGCTTTAGACTTAAAGTCTATTATTATTATAAATGATCCAAACCAATTAATTTATTTACCTAAAATAAAAGAATGCGAATTACCTAATTCAGAATGGTTATACCCACAAAACACTCATTTAAATAGAAATGGACAAACAGAATTAATACCTGAGTTTTCATTTCAAACTTTATTAGATGCTTTTAAAGGTAAAATTTATCCTTATTGGAAAGAAAATTATTTAAATATTCAATATTAATATGAAAAAAGATTTAATTTTACTTACAACCTATACTCCTGATTTAAAAAGAAAAAATATCTTATTAGACGCATTAAAGTCTATAGATAAGAATAAATTTGATATTATGGTTTCTTCTCATAGTTCTATACCTGAAGAAGCTTTAGAATATTGTAATTATTTTATTTATGATAAAAATAATACTTTATTATTTGATCCTAAATATAAGTTATCATTTTGGTTTTCATGTAATGCTTTTAAAATTTATACTACTGAATATAAAGACTACAATCATATGATTGCTGCTGGTTCTCTTACTATTAATGGATTATCATCAGCTAAAAATTTTGGTTATACTAAAGTTCATTGGTTTGATTATGACACAATATTTTCAGATGATAGTGAACTTATTGAAAATTCAATATTATTAGATTCACATTCTATTATTTGGTATAGACATCCGGATTTAATATCATTTTCAGGAATGTCATTTAATTTAGATAAAATAAATCAAGATTGGTTTGATACTTCTAATAAATCTTTTTATTCTTTTTTAAATACTTCTGAAATAAAAACTTATGAATATTTTAATTATTCTTTAATAAAACAAGAAAATAATACTTTTGAAAAAAGTCTTTTATCTCTTCAAGAAAAAATTAATGTTTCCCGATATTCAGCAGATGAATCTGATTGGGTTGTAGTAGTTTATGATGACATAAATAACGAATTTATACTTTTTAATTATAATAAAACAGGGAATGATAATAATATTTATGCTATTGTTAATAATTCTCACATTGAAAATATGTTTAATAAACAAAAAGAAACATATATAACTAAGTCTTTAGGAAAAATAGAAAATATTAACAATATAAAACTTATATTAAATGATAAAATTATAAAAGATTACGATTTTAATATTATTAATAAAAAAGAATATATTTTAAAAAATAAATTACAATATGAATAAACCAAAAATATATGTTCATGGTTCTTATATAGGAAATACTGGTTATAATCAACATACTAGAGATTTTTTTAGGGAATTATCAAAACATTTACAATTAAAAATTAGAAATTTTACAGTAGGTAAAACATGGGATGGATATAATGAAACTCCTCATGATAAAGAATCTTATATTAATGAGATTGATAAAAATATTTTATATGAACAAATACTTTGGAATAGTGAAAATAAGAGAGACAACTATAAAATATATTCATCACCATCCAAAGAATTCACACCAGACTTAAATATAGTTTTATGTGAAACTAATCATCATTTATTTTATGATGGTTATAATGGACCTAAAATAGCATATAATGTTTGGGAAACAACCCACCAACCAAAAGACTTTTTTAACAAATTAAAAGAATTTGATGAATTATGGGTTCCATCAAAATGGCAACGTGATTGTACTATTGCTCAAGGTTATCCTAAAGATAAAATTAAAGTTGTTCCTGAAGGTGTTGATGTTCATACCTTTTATCCTAAAGAAGAAATTCATGAATTAACGTCTGATGGTAGATTTAAATTCTTTTTAGCAGGTAGATGGGATTATAGAAAATCAACTAAAGAAATTATTGAAACATTCCTTAAAACTTTTGATAAAAATGAACCAGTTGATTTAATTGTCTCTATTGATAACCCATTTTCAGGTGATAATTTAGAAACAACAGAAAATAGATTAAAACATTATGGATTAGAAGATGAACGAATTAAAGTAGTTCATTTTCCAAATAGAGAAGATTATATTAAATTACTAAGATCTAGTAATGTATTTTTATCTTGTGCCAGATCAGAAGGTTGGAATTTACCTTTAATCGAGGCAATGGCTTGTGGAACGCCATCAATTTATTCAAACTGCTCAGGCCAATTAGAATTTGCTGAGGGTAGAGGTATTCCTGTAAATATTATTGGCGAAAAATCAGCAAATGATTCATCATATAATCATTTTAATGGATATGATGGAAATTATTATGAGCCTGATTTTAAAGATTTAGGTAAAAAAATGAGATTTACTTACGAATTTTATGAACAAATTAAAATTAAAGCATTAGAAGAATCAAAAGAAATTCGTAATAATTTTAGTTGGGAAAAAGTTGGAGCTATTGGATATGAAACAATAATAAATTTTTATAAAAAAATGAATTCTAATGAATACAAAAAACAACTCCCTGAAAATGAAATTAAAATAAGTTACACAGAGGGACCAAAAGTAGAAATTATTGGAGGAAAAATTCAAAAATATTTTGTAGAATTTTTAGATGAAAAAGGTAAAGTAATTTATAGTGATACCATTAGTAATAATATGTGGACTTCATGTTCTAGAAAGTATTATACTAAATGGAAAATTAGAATTAATGGAGTTATTGTTGATACTTTAAATTTAGATAATAAACGTGTATTAATTTGTTTAGAATCAAAAGCAATTGGTGATACTATTGCTTGGGCTTCATATGCTGTAGAATTTGCTAAAAAACATAATTGTAAAGTTGTTTTAAGTACTTTTTATAATGGATGGTTTAATGGATTAGAAATATACAAAGATATAGAATTTATCGAACCAGGATTAATTACTGATTGTTATGTAGTATATAGAATAGGGTGGTTTAGAGGTGAATCAGGCAAATGGGATAAATTTGATATGTATCCTAATCAAATAAATTTAATTCCATTACAACAAACCGCAACTGATATTTTAGGTTTAGAATTTAAAGAATTAAATCATGGATTAACATTTTCTAAACTTAAACAACCTACAGATAACAAATATATAGTTTTTGCTCCTACAGCAACATCAGGATGTAAAGAGTGGGACTATAATCATTGGATAGAATTATCTAAATTAATAAAAAAGATAGGATATGATATTGTAATATTAACAAAAACTCCTTATCATATAGAAGGAACAAAAAACATATGGGGTGAATCTTTAGGAATAGTAGCAAACTATTTATATCATGCTGAAGCATTTATTGGATTGGGTTCAGGTTTATCTTGGTTTAATTGGGCTTTAGGTAAACACACATATATGATTAATGGATTTTCAAAACCAAACCATGAATTTACTTCTAATATAACTAAAATCTACAATGAAAATGTTTGTATATCTTGTTGGAATGATGAAGTGTTTGCTTTTGATGCTGGAGACTGGGATTGGTGTCCTGTATATAAAGGAACACCAAAACAACATATTTGTCAAAAATCAATAACTCCGCTACAGGTATTTGGTAAATTAAAATTATGAGAAAAGTATTAGTTTTTATAGAATCATTTTCAATAGGAGATACAGTAGCATCTATTCCTTATGTTAATAAATTTCAAGAAGTTAATCCATCAGATGATATTTCTGTTAGTATTAATGATTGGATGATTCCTTATTTTTCTACTGTTTATCCTAATTTAAAATTTATAGGAAAAAACACAGGTTATATTTTTGATAAGATTATTGATTTAAAATATAATTTTAATAAACCTATTCAACAAGGTTATGCTGAACAATTAGGATTTATAAATGCTCCTTATATTAGACCTAATATATTAATTCCTAATATGGAACGTCCTATAAAAAATAAATATATTACTATAGGCGTTCATTCTACTTCACAATTAAAGTATTGGAATCATCCTAAAGGTAAAAGAATTCAACCTGAAGCTCCTTATTGGAATGAATTGTGTGGAATGCTTCGTAAAGAAGGTTATACACCCGTAGTTGTAGAACAAAATGAAATGTTTGGTTGGGCTCCTTATCGAAATGGTTTACCAAGTAAATCCAATAAAAAATTTGGACAATCATTTTTAGAATCAATGAACCTAATTTACCATTCAGAGTTTTATATCGGATTATCCTCAGGTATGTCTTGGATCGCTCATGCTATGGGAAAACCAGTAGCTATGATTGCTAATTTTACTGAAGATTGGAATGAATTTGATTTATCACTACCTGATTATATTAGAATAACAAATAAATCAGTATGTCATGGGTGTTGGAATTTAATTGATAAAGAATATAATTTTGATGTTAGTGATTGGTATTGGTGTCCTAAACATAAAGACACTAATAGACAATTTGAATGCCATACTTCAATAACCCCAGAACATGTGTTTAATGAAGTAAAAAAATGGATAAGAAAATAAATTTTCAAATATTTATTATAAATGGCATTAAAAACATTATCCAATTCAGGTATAGCAAATGGTAGCCCTATTCTACCAGGACAAGTAACCCAATCAGTCGACGCTTTTACAGGTGCAGAAGGTTATGCAATAACTATTTCTGGCTCATTTACATTTTCAGGAGCTACTACAGGTAGTGGATGGTTTCAAAATTCAATAAGTTCTTCTAGAGCAGTAAGTTCATCAGCCGCTATAAGTTCATCATATGCTTTAAGTTCATCATTTTCTGATAATTCAAATACAGCATTAAATGCTACTAATGCAACTTATGCTACTTTAATAAATAATAACAACCAACCAGATGTTGCTCTTAGTGGAAGTAATGGTAATTTTATTAATGGTAATTTAGGATTATTAGCAGGTAGTGTTACTTTAAATGCTGGTACTTCACCTGTTATGAATCCTTCTACTTTAACTGGAAAACAATTCCAAACAGAATTTTGGGTAACAGCAACTAAAGCATCTGGTTCAACAGTACCTTCAGCTCCCGTTTCTTTTTTGTATGTTTCTTCTCCTGGATTAGGTAGTTTTCAAATTAATGAAGTTGGAAAAGCATCAAATGATGATGTTAATTTTGTTATTGTGTATAAATAATAATTTTAACATTTTTTAATATATTTATTACTGTAAAGGTTTTTGCTTAATTGTTTTAAATAATAGACTTTTGAATATTTTTAACATATTTATAAACAAATAAAATAAATTAGAAAATGGCAGAAACACTTTTATCTCCTGGCGTATTAGCAAGAGAAAACGATACCTCACAAATTACCAATACTCCTGCTCCTATTGGTGCGGCTCTTATTGGTCCAACTGTAAAAGGTCAACCAAATGTTCCTAGATTAATAACTAGCTTTAACCAATATTTAACTTATTTTGGTGGTGCTTTTATTAGTGGTTCTACTCAATACACATATTTTACCTCAACTGCCGCTTATAATTATTTCCAAAACGGTGGTACAAGTTTATGGGTAACTAGAGTAGTAACAGGTTCAGCAGATTTCTTACCTGCAACCTCATCTTATATTATTACAGGTTCAGCAACAGGTCCTACAAGTGGAGTATCTCCATTTACATTACAGACTCTTAGCTGGGGTGATAACATGAACAGTACTAGTTCATTAGATTCACAAGGTGCTTTACAATCTGGTTCAGCTAATAACTTAAGATGGCAAATTGTTAACTCAAATACTGCCTCTGGTACATTTAACTTGTTAGTAAGAAGAGGAGATGATAATACTAACGTTCCTATTGTATTAGAAACTTGGACTAACTTATCATTAGACCCAACTCAACCAAACTATATTGAAAAAGTAATTGGTAACCAAATTTTTGGAGTAGGTGATAGTACAAATACTTTCGTAACAGCAAGCGGTAACTATCCTAATAAGAGTAATTATATTACTGTTAAATCAGTAAACTTTAAAACTCCAAACTATTTTGATAACAATGGTAACTTTAAACCTCAATACACTGCTTCATTACCTGCAAACGTTAGTGGATCATTTGGAGGCGCTTCAGGTTCATTGTTTATTGGTAATATAAATAATTACTATCAAAGTTGTTCTGCAGCTAATATTCAAGGTTTAAATTCAAGTGATTATAATACAGCAATTAGTTTGATGTCTAACCAAGACGAATACGCTTATAACGTAATTGTTGCTCCTGGTTTAGCATATCAAGATAATGCTACAAGTAAAACACAATTAGCTACTTTAATTAACAATACTCAAAACAGAGGTGATGCTATTGCAGTAGTTGATATGGTAAGATATGGTCAAGATATTAACACAGTTACTGGAACTGCAAATACACTTGATACATCATATGCTTCTACTTACTGGCCTTGGTTACAAACAGTAGATCCTATTACAGGTGAATTCACTTGGGTACCAGCTTCAGCTATGATCCCAGCAGTTTATGTTAATAACGATAATATTGCTGCTCCTTGGTTTGCTCCTGCCGGTTTAAACAGAGGTGGTATTTTGAATGCTGTTAGAGCCGAAAGAAAATTAACAAATTCTAACAGAGATACTTTATACCAAAACAAAGTAAACCCATTAGCAACATTCCCAGGAACTGGAGTTGTAGTATATGGTCAGAAAACATTACAAACAAAAGCAAGTGCTTTAGATCGTGTAAATGTTCGTCGTTTGTTGATTGCTTTAAAAACTAAAATTAGTGAAATTGCTAACACATTAACTTTCGAACAAAATACTATTGCTACTCGTACAAGCTTTATTTCACAAGTTAACCCATACTTAGCATCAGTACAACAACAACAAGGTTTGTATGCTTTTAAAGTAATTATGGACGATTCAAATAACAATGCAGAAACAATTGATAGAAATCAATTAGTTGGTCAGATTTATCTTCAACCTACTAAAACTGCAGAATTTATTTACTTGGATTTCAACATTTTACCAACAGGAGCTACTTTCCCAGGATAATTTTTTAAAAACGGAATATTTATAACAAAATAAAATAAATAAAAAATGGCAATTTTAAATCCAAACGAAATATTTTTCACAGCCTTCGAACCTAAACAGCAGAACAGGTTTATCATGTATGTAGACGGTATTCCGTCGTATATTATTAAAAAAATATCGGCTGTGACGTTCGAACAAGGTGAAGTAGTATTAAACCATATAAACGTTTATACTAAAGTAAAAGGTAAAACCAAATGGAGTAATTTAACAATGACTTTATTTGATCCAATCACTCCTTCAGGCGCTCAAGCAGTAATGGAATGGGTTCGTTTACATCACGAATCAGTAACAGGCCGTGATGGTTATTCTGATATGTATAAAAAAGATTTAACCATTGACGTATTAGGTCCTGTAGGTGATATCGTTTCTGAGTGGGTAATTAAAGGTGCATTTATTACAGGTGGTAACTTCGGTGATTATGACTGGGATTCTGAAAACCAAGCTGTTAGCTTAACATTAACTCTTGCTATGGATTACTGTGTATTGAATTTCTAATTAAAAATAAAAATAAATCAAAGAAAGCTCGCATTTTTTGCGAGCTTCTTTTTTTTTCATATATTTATATATGACAATAAAGTTATTAAAAAATAGATTATGACAGAAAATAAATTTAAGTTTCCTACCGAAATGGTAGACTTACCATCAAAAGGTTTGTTGTATCCCGAAGGTCATCCTTTATCTAAAGGTAAAATTGAGATGAAATATATGACCGCTCGAGAAGAAGATATTTTAACAAACCAAAATTACATCAAACAAGGTATTGTAATTGATAAATTATTACAATCGTTAATCGTTACAAAATTTGATTTTGATGATTTACTAATTGGTGATAAAAATGCTATAATGATTGCCGCTCGTGTATTAGGTTATGGTAAAGATTATTCTTTTACATATGAAGGTGAAGAAATTACAGTTGACCTATCAGAATTAGCAACAGTAGAATTAGACGAAAGTACAATTGAAAAAGGAGTAAATTCATTTAATTATACCTTACCTCATTCAGGTACTAAAATTACTTTTAAACTTTTAAGTGGCAGAGATGAAAAAGCTATTGAAGATGAAGTAAAAGGTCTTAAAAAATTAAACAAAAATGGCTCACCTGATTTATCTACTCGTTTAAAACACCAAATTTTATCTGTAGAAGGTGATGATAATAAAAAAGTAATTCGTGATTTTGTAGATAATTATTTCTTAGCACGTGACTCAGCATCATTTAGAGCTCATTTAAAAACTATCAATCCAGATGTTAAAATGGTGTTTAATCACGTTACCGACAATGGAGAAGAGGAGGTTTCCATACCTCTACAGGTTCAGTTTTTTTGGCCTGACGCTTGAGTATAGAATGTATCTATTTAAACAGATACATGAAATAGTATTTTATGGAAGAGGCGGTTATGACTACGAAACAGTTTATAACATGCCTGTATGGTTAAGAAAAGTTACTTATAATCTTATAGCTGATTCTATTGAACGAGAAAATAAAGCAAACGATGAAGCCAATCAAGATTCAACATCGAATAGAATAGATTTTTCTAACCCAGACCAAGCAAAAGTAACATTACCATCCCATTATGTAGGGGCATCAAAAAAATGATGCCCTTCAATATTTATAATTGAAACTCCTTTTTATGGCAACACCAGAAGAAATAAGAAAAAAGAATCTTGAAGAATCTAATGAAGCATTAGCTGAATCTATTAATTTATCAGCAAAGTTAACAGATGAAATGTCTTTTGTTCTTAAAATTTTTAAGGAAAAAGGTACATTAGATAAACAATCCTTAGATCTTACAAAACAAGCACTTTCTTTAACTAAATCTCTTTCTTCTGAATATAAATCTTTAAATGATGTTGCTAAAGATATACAGAAAAATGAAAAAGCTCAAACAGATATAAAAAGACAAATCCAAGCATTAAATAATCAAGGAGGGCAATCATTAAAGGATGAGCTTAAAATGCTCAATATAAAAGAAGAAAGTTTAGCTAAAGCCCAAAGCAAAATAGCTAAAATGGAAAGCGATAAAAGATTGGGTAAAAAAATAGATGAAGAAGCATATCAACAAGCCCAACAAACCATTGTAAAAAAACAAGAACAACTTAATATAGCTAAAGAAATTCTAACTCCTGAAGCTCAACAAGTTATGTTTTTAGAAGATACAAATGAATTATTAGAAAAAAATAATGAGTATTTATCTGAACAAGCTCGACGACAAGATAATTTAGCAAAATCTCAAAGTTTATTTACTTCACTTATTGGGGGAACAACTAATGCTTTAAATAAATTAGGTTTTGGAAATTTAGCTAAAAAAATAGGATTAGAAGATGCCAAAAAGAAAGCAGAAGAAATGACTTATGCTTTAACTGATGGTGGAAAAAAATCATTAGGATTTTTTGGAAAAATGAAAGTAGCAGTCGCATCTTTTGGTGTAGCTTTAAAATCAGCTTTAGGTCCTATAGCTTTATTAACAGGAGCTATATCTTTAATATCCTCAGGTATGAGAAAATTCAAAGAAAATGCTGCTGAAGGATTAGAATATTTAAAGAAAGTAAGTCAACAATCAGTTGATTTATCTCGTAGTTTAGGTATATCTCAAGAAAAAGCTAATGGAGTAGCAGCATCTGCTAGAGCTATTGGTGGTGCTATGGGTATGACTACAGATATGGCTATGGGATCAGCATCAGCTATATATGGTGCTATGAGTGGTGTAGAAAAAGTTAGTGATGGTACATTAAAAACATTCATGAAATTAAATGTATTTGCAGGAATGAGTGCAGATACATTAAATGAAATGCATAGAATGGCTAAATTAACTGGACAAGATGCTGGTGTAATGGCTAATAAAATGGCCGATTCAGCAAAATCATCTATAATGGCTTACAAAGTAAATATAAGTCAAAAAGAAGTTATGATAGGTGTTTCAAAGTTATCTAATGAAATGAAGTTAAACTTTGGAGGTTCAGCAGAAGCTTTAACTAAATCTTTTGTTAAAGCTAAATCATTAGGTTTTGAATTAGAAAAAGTAAAAGGTATATCTCAAAGTTTATTGAATATTGAAGATTCAATAGCCGCAGAAATGGAAGCTGAATTACTTACTGGTAAAGATTTAAATCTTGAAAAAGCAAGAGAAGCAGCTTTAAACCATGATGCTGATACATTAATGGAAGAAATAGCTAAAAACTATGGTTCAGTAGCTGAGTTCCAAAAAATGAACGTAATTCAACAAGAAGCAGCAGCTAAAGCAATAGGTATGACTTCGGATGAATTAGCTAATGTATTAGCAGGTTCTAAAGCAAACAAATCAGAAAACCAACAATTATTAGATACTCAAAAACAAGGAGTAGCAGCTATGGCTTCTATGGTTTCTTTACAAGAAAAAATAAATGCACGTGAAGAAAAAGAAGCAGCAATGAAAGCTAAATCAGCAGCCAATATGGAAAAAATGAATGAATTTATGCATAAAATGGCTATGATTTTTGGTCCTATATTAGAAACAGTATTTGATGAAATTTTTAAAATTGTAGAACCTTTATTTGGAAAACTTGAAAAGGGGGCTGATGGTATGATAAACATGGCTAAACCAGTAGAAAAAATTAAAGGTTTCTTTGCATCAATAAAACAAACACTTAATGACATGAAAGAACCTTTAAAGGAATTTTTTACCGGTTTAAAAAATATAGCTACAGTTGTTGGTCCTATTTTATTAAATATATTTAAAGGTGTAGGTAAAGTAGTTTTATTTTTAGTAAGTTCTGTTAGTAATTTTTTCAAATTATTTCAAGGAGGTAACCAACAAATAGATAAAACAAAAGCTTTAATAGGTGGATTAGTTCTTGGATTATATGCTGCTGTTAAAGTAATGAAGTTATTTAATAAAGAATTAACTACTGGGAATGCTCTTCAAAAAATAGGCCAAACCTTAATGAAAGGTGCCCAAAAATTAATTGGTGGAACTATTAAACTGTTGATTGGAGAAAGAGGACAGCGTATAGCTAATGTTATGTTACAAAGAAAAAGTAACACATTAGAAAAGGCAGGAAATGCAATTAAAAAATTTGGTAATAAACTATTAGACGGAACTAAAAAATTATTGTTCAAAAATGTAGCTACTCAAAAATTATCAAATATGGTAACTATGGCAGGAAATGCAATTAAAAGAATAGGTATGGGCATACAAAAAGGTCTTAATGCTCTTCAACAAAAAGGAATTTTAGGTGTTTTAAAAGATTTAATGGGAAGAATTTTTTCAATGGCTGTTACTGCGGGTAAAGCAGTAGCTGGTATTCCATTTGTAGGACCTGTTTTAGCAGCAGCCGCTATTGCTTCTGCAATTGCTGGTGGTATGATGCTTTATAATAAATTTAAATCCCAACCAGGTGATGACGTAATGTCTGAAGGAGGTTATGGTAAACGTACTTTGTTTGGACCTGAAGGTGCTATTCGTCTTAATGATAAAGATACAGTAATTGCAGGAACTGATTTATTTGGAAAACGTAAATCATCAGCATCAACAACTTCATCTAATGATAATTCAGCTTTAGTAGCTGAAATGCAAGCTATAAAAAATGTATTACAAGCTATTCTTTCTAAAGAAGGTGGTGTATTCATCGATGGTAATAAAGTAGGTTCAACTTTAGCATTAGCAAGTTACAAAACTCAATAATTCATAATATTTATAATAAAATACAATTATGGCACTAATAGATAAATTATTAAACCAAGGATCATCTTACTCTAGTTTAGATGGAAAAACTCCTAAAGCTATCTACCAAGATCAGCGTACTAACACCAGATTAACTAATTTGTTAAGCAAATCTAGTTTAGATTTAGACGGTAAAACCCCAAAGACAGCCTATAAAAATACAGCCCCAGAAAACCAAGGTGGACGAATTTAATAAATGGGTTTACTTTCACAAACCACAGATCTTAAGTCGTTAAGATACGGCAAGGATAGATTCGATGGTGGATCTAGTGGACAACCTTTTGTTAAATTTAGAACACCTGATGGTGATGCTTTACCTGTAGAAAAATTTGGTAGAGAAGATTTAATAGGACAAACTGGGGGAGTAGACCAATTAATTAGAGGAGGTTCTTTAATTCCTGAACGTATTGTTTATGATACGGAACGAATAGCTAAATTTTTAAAAACCCAACAAGGTATAACATTTTTAGCTAAACAAACAGGATTATACCAAGCTCAAAATATCCAATTATATGGCCCAGATAATAAAAACTGGCCAACACTATATAATCCAGCTTCGTTATTACAAAACGTAATAGGAAGTGCTGCTAACGAACATTTTCCAAATGTAATTTATAATCCTAATTATAAGCTTGGTAAAAAACCAAGTGAAAGATTAGTTAGAGAAACTTTATATAACCAAGGTAATACCTACCAGAAAAATAGTGTTAGAAAAACAGCATCACCTAAAGTTTTAGTAGATGCTATAAATTATCAACCTTTATTTGCTGATTCTAATCCTTTAAATATAGAAGGAGGAGCTAATGCTGTATTACAAGATACTGTTCCTTTCTATATTACAAAAATAAGTAATGATGGAGATTCAACAAAAAATGTTCATATTCATTTTAGATCTTTTGTAAGTGGATTAACAGATAATTTTAAAGCAGAATGGGGTTCTCATAAATACATGGGTAGAGGTGAAAATTTTTATTATTATAATGGTTTTTCACGAGATATTAGTTTTAAATTTATTGTCCCTGTTTTATCAAAATACGAACAACAATCTGTTTATAGTAAATTAAATTATTTAGCATCCCTAATGGCTCCAGATTATGTTACTACAGGTGGTGCTAATCAAGGATTTATGAGAGGCAATTTGGTTAGAATAACACTTGGAGATTATTTAATAAATGTTCCTGGTATTATACAAGGCATAACATACACACAAAATGATGAGGCAGGTTGGGATATAGCAAGAAACTCAGATGGTGTTTTAACACGTTCAGGTTCAGCTGATTTTAATGCAACAGATACTGGTGGGTGGATAATGCCTAAAATGATTGAAGTTAGTGGATTTTCATTTACTCCTATTCATGACTTTATTCCAAAAACAGTTAACCCTGAATTTGTTACTACAGGAAATGGTACGTATGTTGATGCACCGTTTATTAATTTTGGTAAAAATCCATTACAACCACAAACTACAGGTGGATATGGATATCGCAGTTTAGGAACACAATAATATGGCTACTAATAGGTACATAAATACTCAAATCACCGGTTCTATTGATATAATAGGAACTGCAACTTTCCCATATTATACTACAACAAAATATCCTGAAATACCATTAGAAACAACAGATATATATGCTATAACAACTGATGGTGACAGATTAGATTTATTAGCTCAACAATTTTATGGTGACTCTAGTTTATACTGGATTATATCTTGTGCCAATCCAGATAAAATAAACTTAGGTTCATTATTTATAGCAGAAGGTACAGAAATTAGAATCCCAGTAAATTTATCAGCAATATTAAATTCATATTCTACCTTAAATAACAAATAAATTATGGCAAAAGGTAATATTACAGGTACTCCTTTTCTACCAGAGGTTACAAAACAAATTAATAAAAGACAAGAGTTTTTAGGAGAAAATCCTAAACAAGATAAACATATTATATGGCAGAATAATAAAACTGCTTTTTTAAGATTAGCCTCTTCTGTAAATATAGAAAATGAATATTCGGTTAATGGAAATAAGTTTACAAGTCTTAATGAAGCACGTCAATACGCATTACAAAATCCAGGAAACATTGATACATTATATGCCGAAGATATTTTAAAAGAAAGAGATTTACCTCAATCTTTAACAGGAGACAAATTGGCTAAGTCCTCTATTTTATTTGCTGGTGTAAATGGTATAAATGAACTTAATGGGATTCCATCTCCTTATTTTCCACAAGGTTTATATGGTGATACTAATCCTAATTCTATATTTACAGCCGCTTATGGTTGGGGTGGAATAAAATCTCAAGGTTATAGACCAATGCCTGGTATTATAGGAGCTGATGTTTCTTATTATAATAGAGGAGCATTACAAAAAGTAACAGTAAATACTAAAGTATTTACAATTGAACAACTTCAAGTATTTGATTTATTATATTTTAGAATTGGTTATACGATGTTACTAGAGTGGGGTCATGTAGTTTATATAGATAACAACGGAAATCTTCAAAATCGAACAAATTATTTTACTGATCCTTTTAATTTATTTTTTGACTATCCTAATCAAAAAACATACACTCAAGAATCTAAACAAAATAAAATAATTCAATCCATTAAAGATGAAAGAGAAAAATCAGCATATAATTACGATGCTATGCTTGGTAAGTTAACAAACTTTAGTTGGAAATTTAATAGTGATGGTTCTTATGATATTACCTTAAACTTAATTGGTATGGGGGATGTTATTGAATCTTTAAAAATAAATCAAGCAATCTCTATTCCTGGTGCTCCTTCATCTCCTAGTCAAGATATTGCTTCTAGAGGAAGATCAATTGCCGCTCAACAAAGAGCATCAGAAGCAGCTTTTGAAGCCAAAGACAAAGAATTAAATTCTAAAACAGATAACTCAGCTAAAGAATCAGAATCAATAGCCGCAAAACAAGAGGCATTACAAAAACAATATGATGATTTAGTAGATAATGTTAATACAACACGTTTAGTATTTTTTGATTCTATTCCTCAAGACCAATCTCAACTTGCAAAATTAAAGAAAACATTTCAAGTTTATATTGATAAAACTCTTGCTGAAGAAGATCCTAATAAGTTTTTTAACACACCTCGAACGGTTGATGGAATACAACTTGATGTTTTTAGTGAAGGTGAGTTACCATATAAAACAGTTATTAATAATGAATCTACTAATAATGAAAACGTAGAATATCTTAATTTAACACCATCAGCAGCAACTATATATAATCAAATGATAATTATTGCTACTCAATATGTTAAAGTTGTAGAACAACAAGCCCAACAAGAAAAAAAGGATGCTGAATTAGAAACTAATAGAAATAAATTAGATCAAGAAAAAGAAGCAGCAGAAAAAAAGTTTAGAGAACTTGAACGTGCCGTAGAAGCAGCTAAAGAAAAAGAAGAACTAGCACCACAATCAGCTAAAGAAAGTGCTGGTAAAACTAAATTAAATGCTGTTTTATGGGGGTGGATTGATGGATTAAAAGCAAATAAAAA